AATTTCGCATAATGATTTTTCGGATTATGTTACAATTTGCAGCGCGGTATAATGGCGCAGCACCGCGCAAGAATTTACACATAATCCGCCGTTATGCGAAATTCAAGTTATTAGGTTATGGCAAATATTACATTGAAAGATATAACGCCTATACACTTTCTAAATGCTGTTAGGTTACTAAAGGCTGATGATTATAGGGTTTATTGTACGTTAGATACGATAGAGATCAGATTTGATACAAAACGGTTTTACACGCCCGAAGAAACTCAAGCGCGCTTTGACCTTTGCGAACATTTGGCCGCATTTTTGACAGAGCTAAAAAATTCAAGCGTACCAGTAGATAAAGAAGAATTTATAAAAGTTTTTAGCCCTGCATATCCAAAAAGAACATTTCATAAAAGAAAATAGCCGAAAATTATCGGCTATTTTGCTATTCATCACTGTTTAAAAATTGCTCGGAAAAGTTCGGGAGTTCTGTGACACCCGAACTTTGGTATGGAATCCCGTACTAAAGTCCGCTTTTTTTATTTTTGTTCAGTTTCTTTTGTATAGATAATATCACAGGCATCTTTGTAAAAGTTGTCTATCATAACTTCCATTATTTCGGTCCATTTAACTGGTCTTCCTAGTTTTACGCTAAGTTCAATGGCTGATTTTTCTAGTTTTATCTTCTTTTCTGTCTTTATGTTGTAGGTAGCTCTCATATAAATCCTTTGTTTTTTTCTAAATCCCTTTACCTTTTGCGACTTAGTTCACAAATTCTATAACTTTTTATTTCATTTGTTTAATAGTTCTTGAATTATTTAGTTAAATGCTCTTATAATAAATTTAATAGTTAATGAGTTATTTAGTTATATGTTCTTCGACTGGCTTAAAATTGAACAGAATTTTGGCTACCAACTTCCCCTAATAGGTGATTTTGGTTTTGTCGGTGTACATATTGAAACAGGCGAACATCAGGAAGGAATCAGAATTCCAGCATTTAAGCATGAAGGTTCTTTTTGTGATTCTGTGATGATAAAGATTAATGGTTCTGTTTTGACTATGAGCGGAAATCCTAGCAGATGGGGAAGGGTAGAGAATTTATTTGGAATTTCATCTGTTGAGACTTGTGTAAATGTTTTTAATGGGATTTTAAATAGCTTGGGTTTACCTAGTTTTACTAAATGCACTAGAACTTGGATAGGTCAAAGCGATGAAAATTCTAAACCTATTAAATATTCAGATGGCGCAATTATTAAAGAGTTACACATAACAGAAAACAGGGCCGTTGGAGTTGGTAATGTTGAACATTATTTGAGTGGTTTAGCTACGTTGAATTATAGAAATTCACAAGCCAGATTGCATACAAATGGACAAACGGTCGATTGGCTTAGTAAAAGTGGAAATGCCAGTTTAATTTATCCTTCAGTTTATAACAAAGCTCACGAATTGGAACTTCATTCATTGAATAAGATTAGAAATAAATTCGGGGAAGAATCTGAACAGTATAAAAACTTATTGAAAGTGATTGGTTATTGTAAAGAACAAGGCGTAGCGCGATTCGAACAAAAATTAAAATCAAGATATTTGCAAAGAGAAAATTTACATTTTTACGGTTTAAGTGATTTTACAAAGTTAAATGAATTGAATAGAGAATTTATAAATATTGATAAAAAATTAAAGGTTACAGCGATGGATTTTGAAACTATATCAGAAACATTAATAAGCAACGGGGTTGTAGATACAGTCAAGGCAGCGAACACGACTGCAATGTATGCTCTTCAGTGGTCTCACGGTCAAGTTTTTGATCTATCCAAAGCTCAAGTAAAAGTTCATAGAGCAAGACTCCGCAAAATTGGAATTGATATAGCTAACAAATGCGATATTTCTAAGTTTTCGCCTGTAAAAGTCGTTTCAGCGCGAGAAATTGAGGTAAAACCTTTGATTATTCCTAAATGGTATCAAAGAACAAATCATCATTTAAAACTAGCAGCGTAAAGGAGCTTAAAAAATGTCACACGGTATTATTATTCGCGGTACTTTTCTTGGTTATAAATCCAGTGAATTTAAAAACAATCAAACAGGCGAGATTCGTTATCGCCATGTTTTAGGAATTGGAATCCAAAGAGTGAATGAATTTGGTTCTATTTCTGAAGATATTCAAAAGGTAACTATCAGAAATGATGATTTTACTAATGAATTGATTAATAAAATGAATGAATTAAAAACTAAAGATGTTGAAATTAATGTTGTTTTGAATTTGTGGGAAGTTGAAGGCAAGAGCGGTTTAACTATCACTTATGTTCCTCAAAATGGAATTAGATTAGCTAAATAATATGAAAGAATTTTTTATTATGTGCGGTTCTTCTACGGTTGGTTTTTTGTTGGGGTCTGCAATTCTATATTTATTATTTTGGTAAATATGTCTATTACTAATGAGTTAGATATAAAAGCATCTATTTGTGATCCTGGTTCTAATGTTAATGATGCAAATAGTTGTGAACAAGTGGTTTTGAAAATTCCATTTAGTGAAGTTGAAAAACTTTATTCTTTGGAGTTATCAGAAAGTGATGAGCATTATTCATATTTTTCAGAATATGAACCTGCTCAAATTTGGAGCTTTGGTTTTGGGGCGGTTATCTTTTTCTATGTCACAGGCTTAGGAGTAGGGGCTGTTCTTGGGGCTATAAAGCAATTTACACGCATAACTTAAAAGGGTCTTATTATGACTAAATTTCTTAAAAAAGCATCTATTGTTACTGGCGCATTATTAATGGGTTCAACCGCATTTGCTGCAGGTCCTGATTTCAGCTCACTAACTGCAGGAGTTGATTTTTCTTCAGCAGTTACAGCAGTTATTTCTATTGGTGTAGCTTTAGCAGGTTTATACATTGCTATCGCTGGTTCTAAAGCCGTTTTGCGTATGATTCGCGGTTAATCGGTTTTTGATAAATGGGGGGCTAACAAGTCCCCTTTTTTGATCTAGGTGTAATTATGTGGGATTTAGCTTTTTTTATGTTTGGTATAGCTTGCGCTTGGGCAACCATATCAGGAATGAAACATTAAGGTTTGTTTATGAAAAAGTTAGGAATTTTTTTATCTTTGTTTTTTTTGTCTATTGAATCTAATGCTAATCCATTAATAGCGGCTTATGAGTCTTCTATGTCTGCTTATTTAATTGGAGCGGGTTTAACTAAAGAAGATGCTAATAGAGAATCTGCCAAAATGTCAGCTTATGCTTTTGGGGGAAGTGGAAACAGTTCGGAAGTTAGTTCTAGTAAAGGTTGCGTTCGTGCAGGTCGTTCATCTTGTCAAAAAATCACGGTTGGTGAAACTGTATTAAATTACAACACGGAAGGGAAGTTAGATTTTATATCTACAACAAATCAGACTGTTTCTGAATTGCAATCAATGTCTAGATTAAGACAATACAATGAAAATGATATTTTAAAGTTTCTGTATAAAGATGGTGAATTGGGTGATTTAACTTTCAAAGAAACATATAAAAGAGATGATTTCATTGAAAAACTAATGAGCTTTACAAATGTTGATGATGGTGATTTTGCAGTAGCTCCCGCTTGGTTTGATTCGGCAGGATCTTATTTATATAGAACTGCATTGCCTATAAATTCAGAAAATCACTATCTTTATTTTAATACCTATACAAATTTGTACAATGGTTATTGGAAACATCTTCAAGATATTGAGCCTTATTCAGAGGAGAAAGAGGCATATTTAGATTTAACTGATGATTACAGAGCCTTAATTTACCGCAGTTATTACAAACCTGTTGAAGTATCAAGCAATGATCACCGCACACAAAGCGATTATTTTTCTAAAAAAACATTTCCTAATGATGAATTTCTATTAATAAAAAAAAGCATTTTTGAATTATCAAAAGATGATATTTCTAGCCATATTTTCCAGGCAAAGCAAATTGCAGAAGATGAAAAGAAAAGCCTAGATGAAGCCTATGAGATTTCTTTTGGTGGTTTAGATAAGATTTTTTTTACAAGAACAGAAGATATTCAAGTCCCTGTATCAATAGTAAAACCTAGAAGTGATTTAAATACTGAAGATGATTTAAAAGAGGAAGAACAAAAAGAAAATATAGAAATAGTTCATAGAATTGGAACGATAGAAGAAAGGGCTAAAAAGGATTATGTAGTTTCTCCGAAAGCAATTACAAATTCATTTGAGAATATGAAAAATGATTATTTTGCAGCAAATGGAAATGTAGTAAGAACATCTAGCGGCCAAACAGTGAATGTAGATACTAGCAGAAAATTACAATCGTTAGATCTATCAAGTGTTTCAGCGAAAGATAGGGTAAGTTATCAATTAGGTTCTTTTGTTGATAGAACCTCGTCAATTTCATCTTATGATGAATATAGAAAAGCAAATCCAATAGCAAAAGGAACAGAGACGGTAGAGGATGTAGAGGAAAGAAACAAACCTGCACCGCCAACAACTTCAGGAGCATTGGATAATGCAGGAAATTTAAATCCCGCTACAGGTTCAGGCGCAGATACTAATATTTCTAGTGATGGAAAAGTTAATGCAGGTTCAAATTCTAGTGTAGGTTCAAATACTGGAGCTGTTTCTAATTCTCAAGCGTCTAGTATTTCAAAACCAGCTGAATCTGCTGAAACAAAGGAAGAAGAAAAATCAGATTATAAAGAGCCTGATTTACCTTTAATCACTGGAATTGAGATTTTACAACCGCTATTGAATTTAAAAGATAGTTTGTTATCCACTCTTAATTTTAACGTCCCCGCAGGAAGTTGCCCAATTTTCAATATTGATTTTTTTGGTTCAAATTTAACTTTAGATGTTCATTGCACAATTATTGAGAAAATAGCGGCTGCTATCAGTGCGTTGTTTTTAATTATTTACAATATTTTTGCAATCAGAATAGTTTTATCTTCATAAGAAAGGGGGAAGAAAATGGGTGCCATTTTATCTTTTTTGAAAGGTGTAGTTTCTTTTGTTTTTGGTAAAACTATTCCTAAATTTTTTGCCTTTTTTGCATTGTATTTCATTGTTTTGGAATTTACTCCAGTTTTAGCTAATTTGATTGGGTTAGATTCTCTGGCTAATTCAATCTCGAATTTGTTCGGTGGGTTGCCTAGTGGTGTTTTGTATTTCTTGGCTCTTTTTAAAGTTGGAACAGGATTGAAGATAGTTTTTTCTGCCTATGTTATTAGATTCATTATTAGAAGAATACCGGTAATAGGATAGGAAAGAAGGGGGGAAGTATGGCTATAAATGCTTATATTGGAATACCCGGTAGCGGCAAAACTTATGAGGTGGTTCATTCTGTGATTTTGCCCGCCTTCTTGTCAGGCCGTAGAGTTGTAACCAATATAGAGGGGATTAATCAAGATAATTTTTTATCTTATGTTGAGCGACTAAATGCGAAAAGAAAAGAAGACAATCAAATTGAATTGGATAGATTAGGGGAAATTGTAAAGGTACTTGATGAAGATGTATTAAAAGATAATTTCTTTCCCTATAAAGGTTCTAGTGATGATGTCACAATTTCAAAAAACGGAGATTTAATTTGTTTAGATGAAGTTTGGCGAATTTTTGATGAATCTAAAAAAATAAAAGAGGAGCATAGAAGTTTTATAGCCGAACACCGACACTTTGTTAATGATAAGGGGAATACTTGTGATCTTGTTGTAATTTCTCAATCTGTGGCAACAATACCTAGATTCATTAAGGATAGAATTGAGACAACTTACAGAATGACAAAGTTAAAAGCATTGGGACTTAACCAACGCTATAGAATAGATGTTTTTTCAGGTTCAAAAACATTTAAAACTAATTTGATTCATTCTATTCAGTCAAAGTATAACCCCGAAATATTTGATCTTTATAAAAGCTACGATAAAGAGAACGCAGAAGAACGGTCGATAGACGGTAGAAATAAGTTATTGAATTATAAATTTATAATTTTGAAATTTATTATCCCTTTACTTTTAATGGTTTTTGGCTGCTTTTATTTATATTTCAGTTTTATCTCAACTAAGACAAAAACAGAAAAAATAGAGCAAGCCCCAGTAGAGAATGTAAAAGTTTCCGCTACTACTGAATTGACTGCCAAAGAGCGTTATCAAGCAAAACAAAATGAGTTAGAAAAAACTCCCATTTCTTCAAATTGGCGCATAACAGGTTATTTAGAGAGAAAAGGCGAAAAGTTAGTGATTTTGACTGATGGCAATTATCTTCGATATGAACCTTCAAGCCGTTTTACTAAAAAAGGGAATATGTTAGTCGGTTTAATTGATGGTGAGAGAGTTACAGTCTATTCAGGTTCAGGCAAGAAAAAAGATTTTTTAGGAGGGTTTAGAAATGAAAAATAGAGCATTGTTATTATTTCTTTTTTTATTCAGTTCTTTTGCTAATGCAGATTCAATAAAAATAGAGGATTTAGAGCTGAAACGCGCAATAGGTATGATTTACGAAGAATTTTTAAATCGCCCTTATATGTTAGATCCAAATGTTTTAGTACTAGATAAAAAGGTTTCTTTTTATTTAACTGATAACGTGGACAAACAGGAGTTTTTTAACCGTTATTTTGAAAATATGAATATCAAAATTAGTAAAAAGAATGGTGTAGATTATCTTAAGTATGTTGAACCAGTTATAAAAATTAAGGGCTATAGTTTTGTTTACAAGCCTAAGTATAGAGGTGTTGAATATTTATCAAATAACATTAAAGAGCTTGTAACTTCATCTTCTGATGTAAACGAAAACCAAAAATTTAAAGGTTCAATTAATTCTCAAGGTGATGTTCTTGTAGTTCACGCAGACCAAGAAACGATAAATAAAGTAAAAAAAGTACTTCCGCAGTTAGATGTAAAGCCTGCTCAAGTAGTTGTGACTGCTAGAATTTTAGAAGTGAAGAAAAGCGATAATTCGCAATCAGGGCTTAATATTTTAGCCAATATTTTAAAATCAAAGCTATCTTTGAATTTTTCTATAGGAAATACTTCTGATAATTTGATTTCTTTAAAAACTTCAGATGTCAATGCGTTGTTTAGCATATTTGATACAGAATCAAGATTTAATGTTATTTCTTCGCCTGTAATTCGTGTTTTAGATGCGGAAAATGGTTCATTTGTTGTTGGTTCAGATGTGCCAGTATTGGGGGCTGAAAGTTATGATAATGGTATCAGAACAAGAAGTATTGATTACCGTTCATCAGGTGTTATTTTTAATATTAAACCAACCATTACAGATAATGGAATAAAAGTTAATGTGCGTTCTGAATTGTCAAATTTTGCAAGAACCGAAACAGGTGTAAACGATACGCCTACATTGTTAAAAAGATTAGTAGATTCTACGGTTTATGTTAATGATGGCGCTTTAGTTATTCTTGGCGGTTTAAGTGAGCAAAAAACAGATAAAAGCGATCAATCTGCTTTCGGTTTGCCTTCTTGGATTTTTGGAAAATCTTCAAAATTTGAAAAAAGTGATATTTTATTATTGATGCACACAAGGGTAGTTAATGATTCAAAAAATGAGGTAGATTTAGATCAGTTAATGAAAAAATTCGATAAGAACAATTTGTTTTAGTCAAATGGTGCGTTGCGCCCGCAGCTGTGCGAGGACGCGACGCATCATTTGCTAACTAACGATTATTGGGGGTGTCGGGGGAAAATGCCGCGCATTTCCCCTGACGTAAGGGGCAGCGGCTGCAGCCCCGAGAAACAGCGATCTTTATTTGAAAAAATGAAAATGTTGCGCGTTCTATTTTATAAAAAATCACAAAATAAAACTCGCCCCTGCAGAAACAATAGCGATATAAAACCACGCACAAAACGCAATGAAAAATGCGTTAATCATCTTTACATTTCCTTGACACTTCAACTAAACCATTCAATAAAACGATAAAGTATCGCGTTACAACGTGTTATCCAGCCTTATTTTGTCTTGTTTTGCTAGTACCTGTGACTTGTGTATAACTGTGTGATTTATTTAGTCCGTAGTTTTCGCTAACCGGATAACTAATTTCGCATAATATATATTATGTTAACATAAGGAAAAGAAATTAAATGTTACTTAGTAACATTTAATTTCTTTTCCTTATGAGATCCATTGTGAAAATTTCGAACGGAACTTTTAATAACACCTTCTCTTGTGCATGATTTGCTGATTCAATTCGTTCTCCA